TGTATTTTATCGCAGCTTCTGGGAAGCCATTAAGCAGCTGCCGGAAAAAGAAAGATTGGAATCTCTTACAGCAATCTTAGAATATGGACTTGATGAAATAGAACCTAAATCAGCAGGTGTTTCATCGGCAATGTTTTTAATGGCAAAACCACAAATTGATGCGAATAATCGTAGATACCAAAACGGAACCAAGGGTGGTAGACCAGTAACCAAAACAGAACCAAACAATAACCTAGAATCCAATTATAATAAACCAAGTGATAACCAAACCATAACCAAAGCAAAACCTAATGAAAAGGATAATGTAAAGGAAAAGGATAATGTAAAGGATAATAATAAAAAAACATTTACTCCACCTTCGGTGTCGGATGTGTCCGATTATTGCACTTTGAATGGATATGGCATTGACCCAGAGAGTTTTGTTGATTTTTATGCATCAAAGGGATGGATGGTTGGAAAAAACAAAATGAAGGACTGGAAAGCCTCGGTAAGAACCTGGGTGAGAAGCCAGCGGCAGGAATTGACCGCCAAAGGCAGTA